AAAGAAGGTATGTCCCATATACATCTGTTGTTAGGTTGTGCTGCAAAATTGCCATCATCGAGAGCAATTATGTGAGCGCACTTATGTTCGTGCGGAATCTCTGAATGATCAGTGTCAAGTATATTAGACTCTGGATGTGCAAAGTCAACTGTAAATAAATATTTTCCAGGGTGCCATTTCTTGTCTTTTCCTATATACTTACCGGCTTGTCCGTCTAGTATATCCCAACGATGAACAGCAGGATAATAAGAAAAACAATTCCAGAGCTGTAGTTCATCAAGTCGTCTTGAGGGCACTCCGGATGCATCAAATCCCTGTTGAATAAACGCGCTAATTGGTAAGCGATAAAATATTGCACCGTTTTCCATAATAGCATGAAATAGTATAGCCCGACCTGTAAGAGCGCTAAGACCAAAGATAATACAGTCAGCAACTTCTCCCTTATGTTTTTTAAGATCATAAAGATATTCCTTTCTTATTTGCGCATAAGTTGGTGGTATATTTGCATTTAAGTAAGCCATAATTTATCCTCATTTTATTGTACCCCAATTTGGTCCAGATTCATAGTCCACTTTGTTTGGTACTTCTAATTCAACTGCAGACTCCATAATTTCTTTTATTTTATCTGCATTGCCATCGACCGATATATCAAGTTCATCATGTACTTGTATATGCGGTACAATTCCTTCTTTGTATAGATCAACCATAGCTTTCTTAGTCATGTCAGCTGCTGATCCTTGTATAAGTTTATTCAAAGCTTTGTAGGTGTAAGCTCTCTTGATCCCTGATCCGTGTTCCTTGATTGCTTCTTCATGAGGCAATGCTTTATGTACACCGAACTGTCTCGGCTCCCACAAATTAAATCTACATCTACGTCCAAGGAGTGTTCTAATCTTACCTGCGTCTTGAGCCCTCTCCATAACACTTTCCATTAATTGTTTAACAAATGGAACTCTATCATGATAAGTTTTAAAAAGATTATTAGCTTCTTCTTTTGATACGCCTAGCTCTGCTTGCAATTTATTTTTACCCATACCATAAAACAAACCAAGATTGATTGTCTTAGCCTGTGATCTTGGTATGTTAGCCATCTCAGCTACAATTTTATGAAAGTCTGTATCTGGTTCATCATTATATGCATCAACAACATCACCTACCTTATACATATTATCTAAACTAGCATAGTGTGCAACTAAACGTGGTTCTTGTTGTGAGTAATCAAAACAACCCCAAGTACAACCTTCTTCAGGAATAAATAAACTTCTGATCCGTGGTCCAAGTTCCTTGTTCCGTGCTGGTATCTGCTGTAAGTTTGGATTGTTGTAACTGAACCTACCGGTCACTGTACCACCTTGATCGGATCTGATTTGATTTATCTCAGCATGTATTCGACCTTTATGTGAATGCTTTAGTATGGTATCAATAAAAGTTGTATGTGACTTATTTATTTCTCTTGCATATGCAATTTGTTGAACGATCGGGTGTGGATGGTTCTGTAAAAAATTTTTAGTAAAAGAAGGAGCAGATGTTTTCTCAGTTACATCATAAGGTAAATTTAATTTTTCAAAAACTTTGGCAATCGATCTTGCAGCCCATATCTGTATGTCTATTCCTGTTTCTTTTTTTACTTTTAGTAATGCTGATTGTTCTTCTCCGACTAATTGTTTCTTTAATTGGTGAGCTGCTTCTGTATCTACACGCACACCTAAAAATCTCATATCAACGAGGCAAGGAAACAATTCAGTCTCAAGGTCGAAGATAGATTGTACATCTTCATTTTCAATTTGTTTCTTCATCTCTTGCCATAATTTTAAAGTTAGGACCGCATCTTGCTCGGCATATTCACCAACGTACATTGCAGGCAGTTTATACATCTCTGCTTTGTGATCGATGCCCCAATGCGCTGCAGTTTCCTTCAATACAGCCTCATTTTTGCCGATTCCGACGTAATCACGACCCAAACTACCTAAATCATAACGAAAGCGATTCTCGTCCACGAGAGAGCCAGCAATCATGGTATCTATGATCTTGCCTTGTATTTCTAGCCCCATAGACCTAATCCAACATACATCGTACATTGCATTGTGAAATATCTTAATTGCAGGTGTTTTTAGTACATCGGTAAACCATTTTATGACCATATTCTTATCCATGTTACCACCACCTTCGTGTGCAATAGGATAATATCCAGACCAACCTTCTACAGCTACTGCAATTCCAACTACATTACCATTACCGATAACTGAACCAGACCCGGTTGATTTTAAATCTGGGTCTTTGGTTTCTAAGTCAATTGCAATCTCATCATACTTAGATAAGTCTGGAAAAGATTCTGGTGGTAGCCACTCTGTCTGTGGTTTAAATACTGGTTTATTTTGGTTCATAGATATGTTTACTTTCTATAGTTTTATTTAGTTTATCTTTATTACTAAATGCATACAAAGCCGAGTTGTAGTCATGAGGAAATATCTCCCATGATAAATCTTCAAATCCTAAATAAATTTCTAAATTAAATTTATATTTTTTATTAATATTAATAGTCTTTACAACTTTACTTGCTTTTGGCATTTTTCATATCTTTCAGTTTCTTGATTTCTAAATCACAATAGTGTTTAATCTTCTCCAAATCTTCTATACCATTTTTGTGTAAATATCTACAAACATATTTCACAACGTTGCCTTGAAAGAATGATAGATCATTCTTTGAAATAAATTCGTAAGGTTGAATGTGAAAATTTTTATAGTGACTCCCCCCTATCTGCTTGTCTTGAGGAAATGCATCCTTAAATATATCTTTGTTTGTCATAGTTCGTATCCTCCTTTTTTAGGGTATATTATGTGTAATGATTCTTTTGCTCTAGTTGCTCCAACGTACATCAATCTATGTTCATCAGTTGGATCTTTTTCATAGGCGTCTAATGCTGCTTTTGTTAAATCCATAGGAAGAATTACATTTTGTCTTTCGTTTCCTTTTACTCCATGTATGGTAGCTAATTGTATTCTCGCGCCTTTCTTTAAATCTTCTCCCCTCTCTAATAACATTTCTATTTTTTTAGTGTCATTGGTACCCATTCTTGAAAAAGCAATTTGCCAAGGTGCTTCTGTTTTTAATCCAAAATCTTTTTTTAAAATATCTATGTCATAAAATTTATTAGGAACCATTGCTTTAAACATTTTGTTGTTCCAATCTTTAGTCAACATCTTCTTTTTTATAATGTGACACTCATCATATGACAAAGGTATTCCTTTTTTTAATTTATTCTCATACAAATCAATTGCTTCAAATTTATTTTTTAATGGATTATCTTTTTTTATTCTTTCATAATAAATATTATGATCTTGAAAGTGTTGCTCAAATTCATCTAATTTATATTTATCCCTACCAAGAACTAACCATTCACCTTTTGAAACATCTATACCATCTATTCCATCATGATACATAACAGAACCTTTTGTGTTTGTAGGTGTCCAAGTTTTTTGAACTCTTTTTTCTTTTGGTATTTTATTAATAATTTTATTTGCAAAGTTAAATATATTTATTGGTACACGATAAGATTTATTTAAAACTTCTTTAGTTCCTTTTAAATTTAAAAAACTTTCTACGTCTGCACCTCTCCACTTGTAAATACACTGGTCATCATCACCAGCAACATACAACATTTTAGAATTAAGTTTAATTCCTTCAACAACTTTCCATTGCATTTTTGATAAGTCTTGTGCTTCATCAACAAAAGCAACTTCTAGTTTAGGAAATTTGTTTGACTCTACCAACTCATTTATCATGTCTGTAAAATCAATCATTCCAGGTCTATCAGTTTTAAATTGTTTAATTGCTGATTCAAATCTTAATAAATCTTTTAAACTAATATCTTCGCCGTGCTGGCCAAGATTATATTGTTCGAGAACAGAAATATTTTTAGATCTAGCTAATTCAATTAAAGACAAGTGTGGACTATCCGAATTAAATATACCACCTTCGTCTTCGTTCCAAGATGCATATTTTAATTCAATACCACAAGTCTTACCTATCTCTGTATAATGTTCACTTTTCATTACCTTTTCTTTTTCATATTCTAATTGTTTAAAACCCAAAGAATGTAATGTTCTAAAATAAGGAAGATCATCACCAACTAATTTAAATTGTTTAAACATTCTATCATGAGCTTCTTTTGTAGCGTTTTTACTAAAAGTAAAATAACCAATCTTTTCTGGTTTTACACCGTCTCTTATGTATTGCTCTACTTTTTCAATAAGTTTGTGTGTTTTACCTGT